GTAGCAATGTATATTCTTTTAGCTTCTTCAAACACATCATAGCAGTTGCTTATGCACTCTAGCTTCTTATCTACGTTTTTATCATTACTGTTTGGCGCACCCATATTCACAGAAGTATGGTATGTTATACCTGTAACTTCCCACGACATAGAATCCATTTCGCCCTCACAAATAACAATTGTTTCTGATCCTTTACATCGGTCATAGTTGTAGATTACTGGTTCAGCATCTTTTGACTGTGTAAAGAATTTATTGTCTAATCCTCTAGTTTTGTAGTTTACTATTTTGCCGTTCTTAAAATACGGCAGAAGAATATTCTTGTTGTCCTTCGTTGAAACTATTTTATTGGCGTCAATAACTTCGTTAGTAATACCCCTGTCCAATAGAAACTTTCTACCCTTATCGGTCAGCCTCTTCATATTCTTTTTTTCTGGCGATGTATAAGATTTTATGTTCATAATCTTCTCCTGTGTTTTGTTAATACTACCAGCCCAACCACACTTATGGCAATTAAATACTCCTTTCGCCTGATTAACAGATAAGCATCTGTCTCTAAAATTCTCTTTGCCTAGCTTTACGCAATTAGGGCATTGAACTTTTTGGTCGCTGTTAGTGTTGTGTTTAATATCTATTCCTAAGTCTATAAAATTCTCCATTATGTATAATATTATTATATATATTATTATATATTATATATTTATTATATATACTATATACTATGATATGACAATTTGACAGTTGGAGAAACGTAAATTCTACGATCTTTTCCATACCGTCCTGTCGAGTTTGTTACCCTTTTGATAAGATCTTTTTCTTCTAGCTTATTAAGAACCCTGTACAACGTTCTTTCGTGAATCCCTAGAGATGTCGAAAGGTGTTCTGTTGAAGCATAGCAGTAATCCTTCTTCGTTAGAGAGGCTAGGTATGATAGTACAGTAGATTCGTTTAAGGTCAAATCTCTACTGGTTATACCCTTCTTAATTGTTACAAATTTAGTTTTACTCATTTTAAAGCGTTTTAAGCGTAGTTTAAGGGGCAAGGTATACTTACCCCTCACTACAAGGTTAAACTAGAAAGGGAGACCGTCTCCTGCCTTTACAGGGGCATTATTTGCATTATCATCCTGCTGATCTTTGTTAGCCTGATAATCGTTGACCCAAACGCTGTGAGTTTTACCCCACTCATTTGTCTCACGTAGTTTACCTACAGTTAGGCGAACATACTGCTCTCCATTGTACTCATAGAAGTGTGGCTCTAGTTGGCTTTTCTTCAATGAAATGTTCACGTAGTACTCTCCGCTTTGCGTTCCGTTTCCTACGTAGTTTCTGGGTTTCTGTGTTACTTCACTCATAATATAAAAAAATAAAGGTTAAAATTAGTTAGTTAATAGTTTCTCTACTGCAGCACTTACTCTGTACCGAGTCTTTACTTCATTCATACTGAATCCCTCCTGTAGAGCTTTCTTGACTCTATTGAAGGCTTCTGTATTCGCTACTAAGCTAGGTAGACTAGCGGGTGTGTTAGTAGTCGTATTAGACGCATTTGCGTTTGATTTACCGTGAGTATTTGTAGCGTCAGCATCTTTGGTGTCATCAATTAGGAATAAACCATTAAGAGCATACTTACGAGCGTAAGAAGAGCTGCTTCCGAATGACTGCGCTATGTCCATTCCCTTACGGTTAGGATCGATACCTGCCTGTGCTTTAACAAATACGCTGTTTTCGCCATCAGATACTGTAGCTGTAGCTTCTACATACGTTAAATTACCTACAGATAATACCTCATCGCTAATAGTTAAGTTTAACTTAGCTTTGAGTAGTAAAGGCTTTACCGCCTCTAAAATGTCCTCACAACTACGGTAGTTATACTTACCGAAATTGTTCCTTTGATTCTTAGGTGCTTTCAGACTCCCCTGAATGTTCACCAGTTTCTCTTGTAACTTCATATGGCAAATATATAATAAAGTTTTCCAACTGCCAAACTATATATATAAAAAAAGAGCCAGTAATTAAACCGACTCTTTCTAAAAGGAGAACAAACAAAGGATTTGTTATTAAACACTACAAATATACAACAGTTGCATCAATATATTTGCATATGATCGCAACTATTTTAAACTTCTTTTAGTAGCTACTGAAGCCCTGAAGAAATAAAATTTTCTAGTTAAGTATCTAGTCATTTATTTATGTTTATTGTTACCCATTACTTTCTCAAACCCTCTGCTTCCAAAGTAGCCCATAAAGACTATCTGTAGAAGAGATTTAACCGTATCTAAACCTTCTAGTTGGTACGCCCAGCCAATAACAAACGCTACCGTTAGGAACGCCAAAGTCAAAGGTCTTACATTACTAGAAAGCCAACTTCCAGATTGAGCATCTGCTACCCATCTCTTAGTTATGCCATCAATTTCAGCACGTTCTAGTTCTAGTTTCTTTAACGCTACTGACTTATCTTCTGGTGGCAATGTAGAACCACCTATAAGTGCCTCAATAACTTTAGCAGGAAGAGAATCCTCTGCCACAGCGTTAAATACTTTCGGTAGCTTTTGTAGTAAAAACTGACCAACCTTAGTTTCGTTAAACTTCTTTTTATCACTCATATAAGGTATTTCCTACGGTTCTAGTATAACCAGACCGCTGCATTTTTATCTCTGTCGTTATCAACGTGGATAAAACTATTGGCGATTCCAATCCTTCTAAATCCTGCTCGTATAAGGGAGTTAAGTATAACCTCTCTATCGGCTGAATTATTACAGGCAATATCGGCTGCGTACCCAAACAAATGAGAACTTCCTTTTGATTTAAGGCTAGGTTGTACCCCTCCAACGTAAGCGTTGTGGGATGGCGTTCTAAATCCGCTTGTAATTCTAAATGGTATTCCTGCAATCCCTCTTGCATCATCGAGCATTTGAAGAAAAGCAGCGTCCATAAGTTTTCCCGAACCAATTTGGTCAGGGCTGTCAAATTCAGATAATTCAAAGTGTAACATTTTCTTAGATTTTACTACAAATATACTACTTTTTATTCTTTAAATCAAAGATAGAATCAAAGGCAACTGAACCAGCTAATGATAGCTTATCAATAATGTCGCCTTGTAAGGCTATTATCTGGGCTTCGTAAGCATCTTTCTGCTTAACTAGCATATCTATATGCTTTTGCTGTGATTCGACCTTAGACTGTAAGGCAGATACCTCTTCGGGGTTCTTACCAATGATGGCGTAAATAACAACCGATAGACTTCCTACAATCATACCCGTAATTGAAACAAATATATCTTTGTTTTCCGAAGGTATCGAGTTATTAGCTAGGTAAAGTAATAAAAGAACAACAAGGATAAATATCCCTGCTGCTCCGCTATAATGTATTAAGTCCTTTTTTCTCATTTAAGTTGTTGGTATATCTTTATAACTGTGTACCCTATTGTTAAAACCAAGACAACGGTTTGTAATAAGGGGTTAATTTCTGTTAAGCTAAACGCTAACGCTCCTATGTTCAATCCGTATATCTTTAAGTTTTCCATTACCTATCTTCGCTATGTAGAATTAATGCCCGTAAATCGATTTATTTAAGTTATAAGATGTAAGAATTTCCGAATCACTTAGGGGTGCTGAAAACATTTTAAGTTCTGCAAATCTTCCTGTAAAACTATGATTATTGTCGTTTCTACCTCCTATTTTTAAAAATCCAGTATTTGCGGAGATAGTTCTACCTCCATACACAGCACTAGTAACTATTTTAGTTCCATTTAGATAAACTCTAACCCTGTCTACATTATCATCATATACCACCGCTACATTAACCCAAGTGTTCAAAGTTTGAGTAACAGTTGAATACGCAACTGCTGTTGCAGAACCCGTAGAACGATAATATGTAGCTCTATATGGGGAATTAATTCCACCACCGAATCCCACATTTATATCAACTTCATAACTGCTAATAGTTCCTTTTGAAACAAAAGTTGCGTAATTCGTTATTGTTTTGTACATCCAAAACATAAATGTAATGTTACCTGAATTTGGCGAAAAGCTTGGGTTGTTACTGTTTATTATAACATTACTTGTACTTGTGCCTGAAAAATTCAAATAGTTTGGTGTACCACTTGTAAAACTAGCATTTGAAATCGTTCCATTGTAACCATTACCAGTTAAGTCTGTTATTGTTGAACCGCTACCACTATAACTATTTGTATTATTTAAATCTAAATGGGCTAGTATATTAGGTTCTGGAGTGTAGCCTGAAACTGATGTTTTGGGAAGTGTTCTTTTATTTAAACCCATATTAATAAGTTATGTTATAAGACTGAACTTGTGCTTTTGTTGTTTTAGCGTTTATTGCTGTTTCGTGAGTAGAACAGGAGGTTCTTACTGCATCCCTATCCGTTTGTATGTCGCTAGGTATAGCAATTCCTTTTTCTTGCTTTCTAATAACATACCAGTCGGTTTCTTTTAGTTTTAAATTCGCATATTCTTTAGCTAAACCGATTTTATTTGCTTTTAAATCTGCCAAAGTTTCACTCCAAGTTAAGTTATTTACAGGATAAGTAAATTGACTATTTGCTGAATCGAAATATACATCCCCTAATTCTTGTGTCAATAAATCATATGAAGGTATTACTAAGTCATAAAATCCATATCCTTCTAAATCGCTATCCGATAATAAGTCAAAACCGCCAATAATACTTCCGTATGATTTTGGTACTTTGTTATATACTTTTATCGTTCCGTTATAATCTTTTGCTTTCATATTAGTTTGGTGTATTATCGCTAGTGTAAGTTTGGATTGTATAATTGTAGATAGCAGCAGAATCTGTATCGTCAATACAAACTATCATAATATGATTATTACTACTCCCATCATACGTTACTTCTCCTAAATTGTTAAACGTTTCAGACGTATCGTCAGAAGTAAGGGTCAAGGTGCTTGTTCCTGTTGCTAAAATATCAATCACTTGCCCAGTTTTCATATTTTGAAGGTTAAGAGTTTGTGTCGACTGCAAATTCGCTGTAATATTAAACACGCTATAAAGACTAGCATCTAAATTTACGGTAGCGGTTGTTGTAGATATTGTTTGTACTGCTGTGTATCTACCCTCTAATTTGTCGTGAGTAACCGCATCGTTAATTATTTTTGCAGTAGTTACCGCATCTGTTGCAATAGTTAAAGCACCCGTATTAGATATGGTAGCATCGCCACTTAACGCCACATTATTGAAGTCAGTTCCATCAGCTACTAAAACGTGAGTATCTGTAGCTGCTAAAGCATCATCGAATAAGGCTATTTTAGCTGCAGTTACAGCATTATTTGCGATACCACCTGTGCCAATAGCATCTACACTTAAAATACCGCTAGCATAGCTTAAACCAGCTCCTGCAACAGAGGAAGCCAAAGCAACATCATTAGCGTTTACTGTGATACCATCACCTTCGCCAACAGCTAAGGTTGCAGCTCCACCAGTTTCATTAGTTCCAGTTAAACCGTTACCTGCGTTTACGTCTGTAATATCGGCAGCTACATTCAGATCAATAGACCCATCATTATCATCATACGTTACCGTTACGTTTGTCTGAGTACCGCTAGAGAACATTCCCGAAACTGTGTCCTGAATCTTCTCAGTAATATGAGTGTCAAAGCTAGTTGCTGGTACTACTTCTGTATCAGTTAGATTTTCAGCGTCAGTATCGCCATAAATTTCAGCAAACATTTTTCGCACTTTGCGAAACGCTGCTCTTAATACATCACCATCGTTTGCGTTATCCGCTGTTCCGATATTGATATTCTGTTGATTTGTTGCCATATTAGTTTATTCTGTTTGTTATACTATCTATTAGTATGTTTATGCTATCTATTAATATTATTACTGCTGCTGCTGCTAAAGCTGCTGCCCTATTGAATCCTATATGTATATAAGATGCTAATAGACCCCAACTAGTTGTTTCGTATATTTTCCCCCAGCTCATATTTCTGCTTTCTAATATAACTAGATAGCTTCACTTCGTTCTTCTGTTTTGGTCTATATTGACCAGTTTTTTTTCGCTTTTTTATAACACCCATCCGTTAAACGTTACTTCCTTATCTGGATATATCTCTTCATTGTTATTGCTAAAGTATTCAGGGAATTTACTAGGAGCGTTAAAACTCATATAGTCGATAAACCTGTTAGTATAGTAGTCAGCGTAATCTCTTTCTTTGGCGATAAGCTGGTCTATTTCATTCTTGCCTGCAATCTGGCTGCTCTCACTACTGTGCTTATGTACGCCACCATTTGAAATGGTATAGGCTGCAAACGGAAGGTATTCCGACATTGCGTAATGAATTAACATATCCTGAATGTAATCATTAACTAGCGTTAAATAGTCGCCAGCTAAGGTGTTTGCAATTATGTCTGCGCTAATCTTATCATATAGATCACTACCTAAGAAGTTTCTAATATGTATTTCTTGCGCCAACTTAATAAAGTGGATGAACTTATCCGTATCTACATTACCACTCAAAGCTGTATTCTTTACTAAATCCTCTCTCTTTATAAATAGTGCTGTAGCCATTATTCTTCTATTTCTTCGTTAATATCTTGTTCCTTTTGTACCCGTGATGGCTTTACACCAGTTTCCTTTTCTACTTCAGCATCTGTTAGTGCATTGGTAAGATCGGTAAACTCTAAAGGCTGTAGAGTCTGGAAGTATAAGTCTAAGTCAATCTCATTGTACTCTAGTATCTTCTCTAGTCCATCAATTATAGTTACCTGCATTGGACGAATAACTGTGTTATCCATAAGCAAAGAAGCTGTCTCTAGTTCCTGTGCATTATTACCTAGTCCAGTTTGATCTTTTATCCCTACTAACATTGGCGATACAATACGGTGAGACACCATAACCTTCTTCATACTTTCATCTGAAAGGAACTGGTACTGTTGGTGTGCATCGTTTAACACTACAGGCTCTATTGAGGCTGCCAATTCTTTACTGTCATTGAACGCCAAAATAAATCTACCTGCATTTGAAGTACCAGAGAACTTCTCGTAGATAGCTCTTTCTATATCATCTCGCTGCTCCTTTGATGGAGTACCATTGTTAAAGTTAATTAACATACTCGGCTGTAAGCCGTTCTGAATATTGTTTATATGATAGTTAGCGATCTCTTCTTCTAGTTCAGCGTACTGCAATCCTCCTTGATAATCTACTGGAGAATAGTAGTAAAATCCAGCTTTGTATGGTCGGATATACATAATCTCAATACCATCTTTAGAAGTGCCAAAAGCAGAAATACGCTTAGGCTTCTCATCTCTCTTTATCTCTTGCCAGTTAGGATGGTAGTAGTACCCTTTAACATTGCCTAAGGTTGCTTTTTCAGCTCTTAGTGTCTCAATTGGAATATGCTCTACCTGTACGATTCTGGAATGATCCTTACTGTATATAATCTGTAGAGCTGCCTGACCCATCATCTTATAGTCGTAGCAAATCTTTTTCATACAGTCCTTCTGGAATAACTCACGCATTGCTGCATAGGCTTCTGGACTCTCTTCGCTATTAGTAGCCTCTAGTCCTCTTCCGTAGATCATTTCCGAGATACCGTTTACAGCAGCATTATTTGTTGGCGAACCGTTATATCGATCTATTAGGTATTGGAAATAGTTGTTGTCATCACCATACTCCACCCATTCACCTCTAGTATTTTCTACTATTGGTGGTGCTGTGTATGAAGACATTCTTAGTACGTGAACAGAATTACCTGTCTGCTCTTTCTTATTTTTTTCCATTATAGTATTACAAAGTCGTTATCGTATCCCGTTTGAGATACATATTCATCTTTATTTATAAAGAACTTATCTAGTTCTGTTTGATCTGTACAGTATATTAAGCCTCTATAAAGCTCATCAGAGCCTTCCTTTACTCTAAATGAGTATTGAGTACCTTCCTTAAGAGAAAAGCTCGCAGAAAGCACCATAAAGTCTCCATCGGTAGTTTTAACTACAGGAATAGTCTCGGTAGTTCTGCTAGTTTTATCTGTCAATGTAAAAACAGGAGTAGAGGTATCTCTTCTGGCTGCCACCTTAATTGACTGTGTGTTTGTTGATGTCGTTAGTATGTGCATAAACAAATAACTAAAAGTGTATATTCTGTTTTAAAGATACGAAAAAGGGGCATACTTTCGTACACCCCCTTCCTAATAAAGTCAACTATTATTATACCGCAGTTGGTGCGCCAATAACAATATCTCCAGTTAATGCAGCCATTTCACTTACAGGGAAAGTAGCTGATGTAGCATCAACCTCAACAAAGTTTGCTGGGGATTTTTCCATTGCAGTAAAGGTTAGGTTATAACCGTTGAAATCACCTAAAGCATTTCCAGTAGAAACAGTACCAGCAGTTACGTCTGCACCATTCTCTTTACCCATTAAGAATACGTTGTCGTTTTGGTCAACAATAAAGATGTGTGGTCTTCCTGCTGCCAATAACTTCAATTCTTTGTGGTCTTCTTTAGTTAATTTCTTCAAAGTAATGTTAAGAACCTGCTCATAGAATACAGTACCATTCTCACGAGATGCATTGACGGTAGTTTCAAATGAGTTATTCCCTTTTACTTCGTAAGTAAATAGAGTTAACGAATTATCGACAGCACCAATTGTAGTTCCTGCCATATCAGTAATTTCATCATCTACGGAGGTGATAGTTCCTAACGTTCCGAAGTCTGCGAAATATATTTTTTTGATTCCTGCTACTGTGTCTTTACACGCTTCAGCACGAGATCGAGTTAAATTACAAGCCATAGTTTTTGTGTTTAATGAAAAAAGGGCAGGTAGGCTATGTGCTTACCCACCCTTAATTCTGAATTATTGTTTGTTTTTAGTTAGCAGAGTTTGGAATACCGTAAGTAACGATATCTTCAACGTTTGCATACTGTACACCAGCTGTAAATCGCATAACGATTCTAGCGTTTTGACTTCCATCTAGGTCAGCCATATCTAGCAATTTAACTTCGTTGTGGTCAGCGATTAAGCCTGTTCCGAAGAATAAGTTAGATTTAGTAGTGGCGATAGCGTCATTGCTTGCTAATCCGTTAGCAACAAAGATTTTTACACCATCGATTTCTAATCCACCATTCTGATACCACATAGTACCCTGTCCTCCGATACCGTTAGCTCCGATAGAACCTACATTATCGTCTCCTGCTGCATTTTGTACTGCTGCAAATCCGCCTAAAGCTCTGATATAAGCTCTAGCGATGTTTTGAGATACATAGATGTAAAGGTCTTCAGCTCCGTATAAAGAATCTGGAATAGCGTCTACGATTTTCCCTAATTCTGCAACTACATTAGCAGATGTGATAGTAGCTCCTGCAACTTCTTGTGCAGCAGGTAGATCAGCATCAGCAGCTAATAGAGTAGAGAATCCGTCAAACTGTCCGTTTGTAGCAGTTGATCCAGCCCAGATAGACTTTTCAGTACGCTCCGCTACTTTAGCAGCGATGTGTCCTAAGATAAAGTCAGCGAAGCTAGGTGGTACATTGTGATAAGCAGAGTAGCCCATCTGTACAGCTTCCCAGTCAGAAGCGAAGTCTTTCTTACAGATTTGTAAGTTTACTTGCTGCTCTTCAGGAGTAAGGATTTTTTCGGTTAAAGTCAATGTAGATGTTGGGTCAAAGTCACAAGATGCGTCTTTTACGATGTCATCAACAGATACTTTCTTTAGTACCTCTTTGAATTTAACATTTGGTTTAATTGTAATACCGCCTTTTGCAAGGGTATTAGCTTCTAGTAAAGCTGCAGCAACGTATTGTCCTGCAAATTCACCAGCATAAGTAGTTGTAATTGAAGTAGTTGTAGCCATTATTGGTTAGTTTTGATTGTTTAATCGGTTAAATACTCTGTCTAATGTGTTTTGTGATCTCTGCATTCCGAAGTTATAGACTGGTTTCTTTTCGGTAGCAGCTTCTGGAGTGTGGTTAATTGCTTCAGCAGCAGGTTCAGCAGAAAGTTTTTCCATTTGAGAAGATAATTCCTCTAGTTCTTTCTTGTAACCCATTTCGCTATCTAACATTTTTGCCATTTCAGCCATTTTGGCTTCCATTTCAGCAATCTTAGATGCAAATGCTTCTTCAGTAACATAACCTTCCATAAGTTGAGTCTCCTCTGTTTCTAGTTCAGCTTCTTCAGATAGTTCTTCAGTAGCCTCTTCTACAGATTCTTCAACTTCAGCAGCAGCCTCCACCTCTTCGGTAGGAGTTTCTTCTGTTACAGCTTCTAATTCAGTTGTCTCTTCGACTACTGTTTCAGGTTCTGCAATAGAGGACAGCTTCTGCAAGATTTCATTTAGAATTGTTGTTGCTTTTGGACTGTTCATTTTACGAATAATTTTAAGTAGTAATGGTTAATATGCTGTCTGTTCGATTTTTAACTATGCTTTTTGTTGAATAATGAACCATTCAGTTCCATTTCCCCAAACTTTTATACCTTCATACTCTCTATTTAGGTCAAATGCATCATTAGCTCCGTCCAGCGTTTGAGAGCCGAAAGGAGTTAGATTTGCGTGAGTAGAGTTGTGGAATGTAGAATCTGTAATTATACGTTTAGCTCTGTTGAGGTTTTTAGCCAAAGTTACATCGGGAAGTGTGATAGTAGCTGTACCATTTCCGCCAACCCAGCTAAGCACAATAAGCTCTGCCTCGTCATAAGCTTCATCACCTAAGTCGTAAGTTCCCCCTGCAACAACACTTAAAGTTGTTGGCTCTAGGTGATTCACAATAAATCGTTGCACATCTTCCAATGTTGTTTTCTTTGTTTCTGTAGATTGAACTAGAGCTATTTCGTTAGTTCCTACAATGTTTGCAGCCGTTACTGCTGTTAATTGTGATATTTTCTTATCTGCCATTATAAAATTATTTTATCGTTGTTTTCTTGTAGTATGAAATCTCCATTCTCTAGTAGTAGGTATGAATCACCGTTTGGTGGCGGATCAACTGGAGCTTCAGAAGGAGTACCTGTTATACTTCCTATTCCCTGTGCCTGTAAACTTCCGTCACAGCACTTAGATGAGTATGTGCGCCCATCAGCACATAAGCAGCCTCTTCTACCGCCCTTTCTACTGGTTCTGCTATATGTATACCTTCTTCTGCTTTTCATTATTTATCTAGTGAGTTAATTTTAGATTCAGACCAGCTTAAAGCTGATTTTCCACCCCAAGCATCGTACATTAGTTTGCCACACCCGTCAGAATAGCCTTTAGAAGCCTTTAGATCGCCTTTATGGCGGGAAAGGTAGCTGTACATCCTTTTGATGGTAGACACGCTTATAGCCTCTCTATTGGCTAACTGGGACGCTCTACGTTTCCCTACAGCAGTTCCACAGCTTCCCCAACCATTCTCTTCAGCCCATTCTAAGGCTCTCTTAGCGTTGTTTGATACAGAGTCTGGATAATCGCTGTATGAGGCTAGGTTAAGCATCTTAGATTCTAGTGCGTCAGAAATCTCCTCTAACAATGAGATAGCTTCTGGGCTGTTTAGCTCATCATCCTGACTCATCTCAACTCGGTCAGTAAAGTATCCCTCAATAGAGAATCCAGATACCCGACCTGTTTTAACGTAATCTTCCCATACCTCATCATTGTTAACTTTCATAGAAACCATCCACGTACCTACTGGTAAATTCATTCCGTACTTTCTGGACTTATCGTGCGTTTCATCTTCTATAATCCAAGACTCTACTACAGATAATCCGTGAAGGTCTGCCTGATGTTCTAAGGTAGATTTGTTTTGGTTACCTCGCATTAAGAATAGTTCTGACGCCTGACGGACAGTATCGTCCGAGAAGAAGATGTAATACTCTTCATCCTCATTTTGGCGATAGATATTCTTATTTGGAATCAAAGCTGCACCCATAAGTATTCGCTTCTCTTCGTCAACCTTAGCTAACTCTACCTTATCTTCTTTAGATAAAGCGATAAAGTGTTCTTCGATTGCTGGGCGATCAACTATGCTGATTGCCTCTATTCCTGAAAGCATTGCTTCCTCATCGATGATTAATTCTACTATTCTCATATTCCTGCTGTATTTATTAGATTTCTATCAAACTCCTGTTGGTTGGTAACGTCTTTACCTACAACGTATGCTTTTATTGGTTCGTTTGTTTGTCCTGCTACTGTTTGCGCCAACTGATTTGTTTCAGATGCACCTACAACATTGAAGTCAGGCGCTTGTACACTAACACCACCTCCAGCTGAATCGGCAGAACCTCCTTTACCTATTAATTTATACTGACTGTAACCTGTTGCAGCAATAGCACCTACAGCTAGAGCAGCACCAATTGTATTTCTAGTTTTCTGTGCAGCACCTAATGCTGAAATTGCAGCCATTTCGGGCGCAGCAGCAGGTATTACTCCTCCGTACCTAGCCAAAGTAGCTGAAGCAGCAGCAACAGTATTAGAGGTTATCATAGCGTTAGCTGCATTAGCCTTAAACACAACGTCAGCTATAGCAGCTCCCTTCTCAAATATTAAAGCTGCTTTCTGAAGAGCCTCGTTTTCGCCTGCTAAATTAGAAAGTATTGTCTGCATAGATTGTGCAAACCCAATGTACTGTTGATTTATCCGCATCTTCTCATCAGCGACAGACTTTTCTTTCGCCACTTCGTTTGATAAGAATTGTTGCTTTGCAGCGAATAGACGAGCTTCAGCCTGCGTTCTCTGTAAAGTTCCTTCTTCTGTTGCATCAGATAATCGCTGTTGAAGTTGTACTTCTTTAAGTAAAAGTTCAGACCTTTTGTTATAAAAAGCTAATTCAGCTGAAAATCCAATTTTAAGAGTATCAACCCTTCTCATTTCAAGACTTCGCTCTAAGTCTATCATTTTTTCAGTATCTACCCTAGACGCTTCTGCATCTTTTCGTATCTGAATAGTTCTTAGCGAGGATATAAAATTAAGAACTTCTACCTCTAAAGATTTTCTTTTCTCTGCTGCATCCTCTATTGACTTCAGGTATTCTGCGTCTGCATCAGTTGACAATACATCTGCTTCCTCTTGCGTTATATTTCCAGACTTAACATCTTGTGCCAATTGATCTTTATAGTCAGCTAGTCTCAACTGTTGCTTACGAACAAATGTTTCTTCTAGTATATCAATCTTAGCCATCTCATTTTGTTGAGTCTGTGCTAAAATTTCCTCATCAGTAAGTAATTCCGATTTCTGTGCTTTCTCTCTGTATCTCTGTTCTATCTTCTCAAAGTCAGTAAATTTAGCCTCAAATATTTTAACCTGAAATTCTTTTGACTTTTTAGCTCCATTATCAACTTCTAAATTGAATAATTCTTCAATCTTTATTCTTTTTCTAGTTAATTGAAGATATTTACTATTAACTGTAGCAAATAATTGTGAGCCTTCTTGAATGATCTTCTGACCATCTTCATTAACTGCGTTTAGTCTAGCCTCTACGATAGCTATTTCTTTTCTAACTCCTAACAGTTCTCCAAACTTAACTCTAAGCTCATCGGCAGCTTCAGCACCTTTTAATGTTCTTTCAGGATCAAATGTTTTGTCAAAACCTTCAGAAATAGTTAATATAGCTCCTTCTTCTATAGCTTCTAAGGCTTTAGCATACATAGAAGCTGACTCGGCTAGTAACATATTAGCGTCAGCACCTAACCTACCTATATTTCCATATTTCTGTACTGCACCAGTTAGCCTTTCGAATGAGTCTATCTGTTTATCTATACTTTTAGTAGCCTCGTCTATTGCTTTCTGAAATTTACTGGCTTCCTTTGCTGATACAGAGAAAAATGCTGCTATTTTGTCTCCATAAGCAATTAGCAACTGAACTCCAATTAATATACCGCCAGTACCTAGTAGTGAATTAGCTAAGTTACGAAGAGAAGTTCCTACATTATCGCTAGTGTTTATAAGCGATCCGAATAAACTAGCTAACTGACCAACGTTGTTCGCCACACCATTAAAACCAAATCTAAGGTCAGATGCTGCTCGACCTGCTTCCTGTAAGATAGCGTTATTCAGACCAACCTGCGTTCTAAATTGTTTAGTTCCAGCTCCTGCTTGCAAATTTGCTGCTGCTAATGCTTTTATTTCAGCAATTTGCTCCTTCTTTTTTAGTTTCGAAGTTTCCTCGACTACAGCAGCTTCTTTTTGTTCTTTTGTATAAAGCTCTACCGATGATGAAAGTCCATCTGTTGCAGAAGAAAGATCGTTTGTAGCTCCCTTTAAGCCCTTTATATTAGCCTCTGCTTTTCCAGAGTTTACATTTATGCTAATTAATATTTCTTGCGCCATAGTAAGTACGTTTTAGTGTTTGTTTAAGTTCCTTTGCGTCTTTAACCGCCTTATACTTGCCTTTGGCAATATCTATATTCTCTGACACCCCATACCAATCATCTGTATTGAGTAATTCTAGTATATTTTTTATCATTCTACGATTTCTTCTGCATTAAGGTTTATCAGTTCTAATGTTGACTTACCTGTGGTTAAATTTGTAGTTATAGAATTAATGCGATACACCACATCTTGTATCTTAAGCTGGTCATTCAATTTGTAATGAATTAAGAAACTAGGAGGTAAGTACGCCTCAAACTTAAATATTCTTTTATTTTGATCGAATACACTTATTATGTAGTTTCGATAAAATAACTCGAATAATGAGTTTAAATTCTCCTGACCAGTAAACTCATCTATTTCTGAATCGAAGTTAAGGCTGAAATCTGCTGGATTTTCATTATCTAAAGCAGTTTCATTTGTGTTAGAAGGTCTATAGTAATTACTAACTAAACTAGCTGTAGAACTAGAATCATCGCTAAAATTTATATTATTTGTTATGCCTGTCTGCCTAACTCCATAGAATAGCAATGGCTTTATGTTGGTAGAGTTGTAGTTTCCTTTTGGCGGAACTATATCATTAGTGTTACTATAATTCGAATCTTCAGCGTTAAAATCACCGCCAGCAGCATAACCCCATTGTATATCCGTACCCAACAATCTTTCATACTTCAGCTTAGAAAATGGCACCTTTATTTCGTATTTATTACCAAAGAAAAAGTCTGGATAAAGAGTCTGTACGGATAGGTTGGAATCACCAAAAGATATTCCTGCCAACTGCTTATGGTTTTCATTTATTATAGTATCTGTTTCCTCAAACTTAAAATCTATCTCATTGAACGGCAGAGATGTGCTTACCGTATGACTATTTACGTTTATATACTTACTTATATCTATAATACCACCAGATTGATTATTTACTGCATCAGCATAATACTCATCTAAAGTCACAACTTTAACTACAGGCTTTCCTTGGTTATTTGGCGGATCGTATTCTGGGTCGTTTTCATCATCTATATAATACGCTGTTAGATTGAACATCTTAAATAATCCTGTGAGGAAGTCTAAAACCTTTATGTCGGGTAAATGATTGCTTATCGCAACCTTAGCTGTATCACTATCTATAATAGCACCAGAAGTGTATCTAGCTCTATCAAAACCAGTTTCAAATCCACCGCCACCTTCTCTAGCCATAAATTTTATTTCCGTATCTTGCATTGGAGTTTCGGAATATATCTCGACAGTATATCTCAAATCATAAGTTCCATCAATGACGTAAGGTATGCCAGCTCTAAAATCTTTATCTCCTGACCCCTCAAATGTTTGACTTGTTCCATTATCAGATCGTGTTAGTTTTATTCTATAATTAACATTGCTGTAGGATGAATCTGGTCTAACCTCAATAAAGAACTTAGTTTTTATAACTCCATTTAGCTGAATTATAGATATCGGCCATTTCCCTATAACTATCTCATCGCCATCAGCACTAAGATAATTAGTGTTTGTTTCAGATGCAACAAATGTCCAAGAATCTACCTTAGCTTTATATATATACTCATCATCGCCTAATTCTCCTGTTATGTTTCCAGAACTATTGCTGACCCATAAGTAAAGATTGGCGAATGCTTCATTCTCTTTGGAAAAGAAGTCTTTTGTTCCAGCAGAATCACTAGGTATAAAATTTATATTATACTTCTCTTCTATCGCTTTTATAATGTGATATACTTTTATAGCTGGCTTTAAGTCTTCTGGCTTAACACCTCTCTTGTGATATTGATCTGTATCATATCCAACTGAAGGAATAAATACATTGCCATCAAAATTCTTAGAATCAGTATTCCCTATTCCGCTATCATAGAATAGCCTCTTCTTAGATGTTATTAGAGGGTATATTAGTGCTGAATTGTCGGAAAACACCTGCAAACCCTCTCCCTCAAATATACCCTTAACATTATCATATGAGAAATCGTGATCAAAGTTAAGCAATCCCTTAGTCTGATCTGTGTAGTCGTTTAAGGAAATTAGTTTATCATCGCCAAACAAATCGGTTAATGATACCGTATTTCCGAAGAAGGTAACATTATAGGTATGCGGAACATTGTTCTTCATATTAACGCCATTTAAGAATATCTTACCTTTCTTAAACAATAGGCTGTTTATATATATTTTAGCTTCGTGGCGTACCCTACCATCAAATCCACCAGATATATTGAAGTTATAGAAGTGCTTAAATATCTTATTGTTTTCAGCAGAGGCTGGTAAGGCAAAAGACTGACTGTAATCAGTAAACACTTTGCTTATATCTTTAGCATCCTGAATCGAAGAAGTGACTTCAATACTCTCATCTTTGAACAGATCAATTCTTTGATCCTCTATATATATCTGTACTTCTCTCATTAACGAATGCTTTGTATAAATTCAGAATCCATCTCAAACTGTAGTTCGTAATTGATAAGTTTGTCGTCTCTTCTAGTTTTAAAGTCTAGGGAGCTAGTTACTACACTTATCGGTATGGCTAAGTTGGCACCTGCATTAGTTGGGCTAAGTCTATAGTTATCGTGAATGTATACGTACTCCGAAACTAGCAACTGTTTCAAAACCTCATTATAACTCTCATCTATAAAACCAGTATTCATTGTGATAGATTCTCTACCCTGATTCTCTAAGTATACTCTCTGGTGATCAGATATGTTATATGAAGCTCCGTTTGCGCCAACTGAAAGAGTATTCTTTTTGTACTGCTCTCTTTGCGAAGACATACTGTCCTTACGTTTGGCGAAGAACCATATATCTTGCATTACACCAAATTTATTTATAAAGGATACCTTATGTGGTATATTCTTGCATTCATCAATACACTTAACTTCAATACTCTTTGAACCTCCACTAGCTGTAGCATACTGTATAGCGGTTATTCCATCTATAATTTCAGCAACATCTGTTGAGTCTTCTGGATTAGAAGCTACTGAAGCAGTCTTATCTATTTTTATAACGCTACCAGACGGATTAAGGCGTATGCTTTGGGCTACAGTATAAGGGCTAGCACTACCAGTCACCAAACTTCCTGCTTCAGCAGCATCAGCAGCGTAAGTAATTTGAGTTACACCGTCATCACCTCTAGTATAAAATGGTATTGTCAAAGGGTGTCCGCAATAGTTATGCACAACTGTATTTGATATCAGCAAATCTTTAGATAGCTCTGGGTTTATTCCGTCTTCTAATTCGCCATAACCTCTAAACGCAATAGCATCTACTACATAGAAGTCCTCACTATCATCGTCATAAGTCCTAGTGACTTTGTAATGCACCCATTTTGTCTGAACCAATGAATTGTAGTCGCCATTGAAAGATATAGTGACGTGATCCTTTATAAGTTCAGAAATCTCAAACACAATAGATGTCTCTGTGGATAACTTAGTTTTCGTTAATGTGTAGTTAGGTGTGTCTGGAATAGCCTCTATGCTGCCACCATAAACGTACAACTCTAACTTAGCTTTTGTTAATTCTGCCATAGTATTTTTTTATGTTTCTGGTACTCCAATTAATTCAAAGGTTTGATCGTGAATAGAAATTCCGTTTTCCCATAATCCTAACATTCTAAGTGACCCATCCTTAATGTGATTAGTATCTACGCTATACACACTTTCTGATGTGTTAGACATATTTGCAATAATCGTCTGTGTGCAGATATCTCCATTTGGGCCTACTGGAATCCCACCCTTAGACTGGAATATACCACTATATCCACTATCTATTGCGAGTGTAGAAATGGCATTAAGGTCTCCAACAACTAAATTACCTAACCCAGCTCTAGTAATAAAAGCCTCGTCATTGGTTCTTCCAGAACCTGTAAAAGTCTCGATTCTGTGTGTAGACATAAATGCTGTATAACGAGATCGAGCAAAATTATCTCCTGTTTTTTGATGAAGCTCAAATACATTTTGTAATTTAAACAAACTATCTGCAGGTCTATACACTACAGTATGATCTGGACTATCCCAATTAGGTAATCTATTATCGCTTAAATGCCTTGTGTTTAGGAAGAATGGAGCTAAATCTGGGCTATGTACACCAAAAACATAGGATTTTGTCTTGCCTACATCTGGAAAAGTTAGCCAAGGGGCATCTTCATCATTTAGTTTGTTTGTTGCAGCACCTGTCAGATATTCTGGCAAAACAGTATCATTTTTTATTGTAAGAATAAATACACTTCGCTGTCCACTATCTTCCGCTAAAGAAACGACTGCATTTGGACAATCTAAAACAAACTGTATATTTTCTATATTAATAACAGGATGGAATGTTTCCAATAGAACAGTTTCTCCATATGTATCTATATCCGATTGGGTTGAGGTGTATGTTATCGTTTGATCGTTTCCATCAGGGTGACTAGATATTGTTGTTGATGAGGGGACTGGCGTTCCTACTGCATCTAACCAATTTCCATCAAAACCAGAATGACCGACCATAAATGTATATTCGGATGGCATATTCCCTTTAATTCCTATTTTAGCATAGAAAGGCATCTTAATGCCAGAAAAGTTTATATCATAATCACCAATTTGTTTGCCTAACGTAGAAAACTCATACCTATGAATACCTATGCCAAAACCGATGTTTCTAGTATCGCCACAACTTATGGTAGTGGTTTCAACTACAGGCTCTGTTGGTTCTTCAAACGGTTCTTCTCCACCTCCTGTATCATCGCTTTCAACTCCGCCCTCAGAAACAGGCTTAGTTACATTTACGAAGTATGGACTTCTTACATTTATTTTTCTTAACTCTTCTTCTGACGCCATTATACGAATTTTATTGTTTTACCTTTGAGATCAAAGCCTGCCTCCTTTAGAATATCCTCCACAGACTCTTTTACATCCTCCACTACAGGAGCAACTACCTTTAGGTTTTTTAACTGTTCCTTTACGATTCTGTTTATGAATCCCGTTGGGCGAACTCCCTGATTTGCTATCTTTCGCTGAATTAACCTTGCTAGATTCTGTACCTTTGGAGTACTGGTGCTTAGACCCTCCAGACTTTGTACTCCCCGAACCGACTTGTAGTTTACTGGCTTGCTTACTATCCATTGAGCTAATTCATTTACATTTACTGTTTTTGGTTGATTCTGTTCGTTTAACCCTATTTCCTCTAAATAATCTATACCAACAATGTCGATACCTAGTCCTGTTTCTGTTTGGCTAGATAGCGTCCACTTAATACTATCTCTAGCAGCACCAGTATTGGTGATTCTAGGGTTAGCATACCCTTGTCTATCTGGTTGAGGTGTGTCCATCTCTCTTTTGAGTAATGAAACTAGCTTATCAGAATAGCTCTTTAGGTATGCGTTAGTATTTTTAGTTTTTATGGACATTGGCTTCCGTCTGCATTAATTAACGCCATATCATTATTTGGCATATTAATATTAACTGTCATCGACCATCCTGTTACTTTGTTTTCGAATCTATCTTCGAATAATTGTGCTGTAGGGTTTCCTTCTATCTCGTAGTTAGCATCATACATACCGCCTCTACGTAAAGAAGATTGGATACCGTTTATAACATTCAGTAGTGAGTTGTGAATATCGTGAGTATTGTCTAAGCCTAGGTGTGGGTTATCTTTAGATAATTTATCATCTTTATCATCATCAACCATATCCATCACAATTATATTCAGAGATACGGTCATAATATATTCCTGAAAGGTAATAGAAGATATGCCAACGTGGGCTAACGGAAATATTGTCTGCTTTGACAAATCTACCTCTAATAGATCGCCAAAGGTAACTGTATTGATCAAACTGCTGCCATCTAAGTAGGCGAATAGCTTATCGATTAAGTTGTAGTATGTTTTCATTGTTTATATTGTTTTCGTATCATTTTAGCTTCTAGTTCATTCTTCTCCTTCTCAAACGTTAGGAATGTTAGGCATTGGTGGAGTGAGACTTTCGTAACTTCATCAAATCTTCTGACATCTCCTTTAGCAAGCGCATAGACACTTTGATACCATCCCCACTTTTTTCCAAAGCCATCCTCACTTGAGATGTTAGTTCCTCTTTCTGAAGAGTCTTCTCCATAAAGTTCAGGGTAGTCGCTGACAACTCGATCCCTAAATGATAAAAAAAAAGCGTACAACTCATCACAACACTTAACGGCATCTCTTTCATTAACTCGTTTATCTCATCATTAGGGTCATATGGAGCAATAGTGTATCTTTCGCCCTTCCTAAAATTGACTGGACGGTATAGTACAGCCATAGCTTTATGCATATCATCCCAGTTTCCGAAGTAATTCTCTATATCGATGTACTCACCTAAAGACATATCATCTAGTTTAGGAATGAATCCCATATCAACATCCAACAGTTTGAAGTGGCGAATAAGATCATAATCCTTCTCAAAAGCCATTTTAAGCACTTTTAAGAGACTTTCTATGTCTCGGTAAGGTATCTTATCCACTAGGTCGTATTCGATGCCGCAAAACGCCTCTATGAGCTTCTTGTTGATAAACTCTGCATCCTTTACCTCATCTTTACCCTTTATTGCGCCCAAATAATATTGGTACTGCCCTAAGGATATCTCATCTAAGCTGTCTGGTACGATTAACTTTACTTCTTCCATCTAAGTATTAACTGGTTTTAAGGTTTGTGTACTGAAGGTAACTTCCATCTGATAGATTGGCACCTCTATACATACTGTATACATACATAAAGTATTTATACATACTATATACATTAGTGTATATATACTGTATACTTGTATACTGTATGTAAGATATATATAAAACCTTAGTTATATTATATATACTATTATATATATATGTGACAAAATGACAGTTGGAGATGCATCTATTTATTGTTGTCATAGTAGTGACAGTATAATTCATAGATTTTTAAGTTAGCCTCCTGCTGGGTATAGGAATTTGGCGATAAAGCTATTATTCCATTATTGTCGACAAATATCTTAACTAAGCTATCCTCGTAAGGATTCTTAATCTTAGTCACACTAACTTTGTACCTTTCTTTACCTGATGTCCTCCATTCTTTAGTCAGATACTCTTCGCCTAAGTTTATATGTATTTTAATGCCATTAGAGAAACACCAATGCATACATTTATCCTGATCTTCCCTGTACATAGGTATACCACTTATCTTATTTTGCCTCTTAGCCATACACAAATATAGTCAATTACAGTCACACCAGCAAATGTATCTGTCAGTTGGAAACTAAGTCCTGTGTAGAGAGTAGGGTAATAAGGTATAATACGTTCCCTTTTCGGCAGAGTACCTCAAATAAGCCCATTTAAGCCACTCAAATTGCTTCAGGCATACCAATATACCACTCAATAGGTAAAAGTGCAGGAAATCGCTTTAAAATGGCAAACAGGGCTATCAAATCGACCTTTTTTAATTCAATCTACAATGATTTCCAACAACTTACAAAAATATAGCACAAAAAAAGAGGGCTTAAAAGCCCCCTATAAATTTAATTAGTTAATCTAAAAACGTCATTAATTTTATTTTATTTCAGGTAAACCAAAGTCATTTATCTCAATGCTAAGGTCTAAAGGTGCGCCACAATCTTCGCCTTCACAATTAAAATTTTCTTCGGGGTTATCATACCCGCAAAAGTTGCAAATGTTTTTCGTTTTCATAGTGTTGTTATTTCATTTCGTTTAATGCTTCTTTGATTTGCTCAATGTGCATCAATCTAATTTTATTACTTTCTTTGACTGTTAAAGATATGATTGACGCCAAATCCTGTAACAGATTAGCGGCGTTAAAAATTAGATGTCTTTGTTTATTTGGTTCCCCATATGACAAACATAATTCACCATCTGAGGCGCTAAGTGTGTTTATTTCGTGGATGTATCGAAATTGTTTTAAGCTTTCAACCATTTCTTTTAATTGCTTAATTTCCTGTTGTAGTTCTTTTTTAGTTTTCATAATGTAATTATTTTTCCTTTTATGTTTAATGTAGTTGTATTATCCCGCCAAAAAATAGCGCTACTTTTTAAGGCTGTTGCCAATTGTTTGCGGTGATGGTATTCTCTTTCTCTTTGTACTGGATCTAATAAGCGCAAATAAAACGTTTTAAGGCGTTCGGCTTTGTCTTTTATAGGTTTTATCGGGTTACTGTTTAAAACGCCGTTGAGGTGCTTTATTTTAGCGTTAATTTGCTTTGTGGTTAGTTTCATTGTATGATGTTTTTTTGTATTAATGTTTCCTTATAAGTTTGTTCGGGGTTTTCGTCCTCAATACTTTTATAATATTGCAATATTTCTTTTTGGTATTGCTCAAAGTTGTGGGCCTGTTCTGTATATCTGAACTGGCTTATTTTTTGGATCATATCGGAAAGGCTAAAATTTTCATCCCTTTCTTTTAACTTTATTTCTATATAGTATGCAATAAAATTTCTCTTTTGAATTGGTCTCATATTGTTTATATTTCTTCAGATTCGCAATGCTCTAAACATTGGCTGCAAATTTCGGTTTCTGTATGCCATAATGAAGCACCACAACAATTGCTGACTATTTCTTTTATTTCTTTCATTGGTATAAATTTAATTTAGTTAATTACTATCCCATGGGATAGTAATTAACTTTGGTTAATTATAAAAATTTAAAGTCGGGATCGGTATTGATCACAAAGCCGCTTTGATCTTTCTTTGCTGCACCTTTTGCGCTTAAGGCTAAAATACTGTTTTTAGTATTGATCATTAGATCATCCGATTTGTCACCGTCTACTACTTTAAACCCTTTGTAGGTTTTCGGCAAATCACCTAAAAAAACCGCGCTTACATTTGCGCCTAGCTTTAAAGCTTCCAAAGTTTCGTTTTGGTTATCTTCAGCCCTACTAAAGGTCAAAAAGTAGTTTTTATGATTAATATACTTTTTTACTTTACCTAATATCTTTGTATAATCATAAAAGACGGCATTGGATAAGGTTTCGACGTCTAAAGCAGCGTATTTTTTAAGTAAATAAATGAAATCTAAGTCGGACGTACCGTTTAAACGAAAGGCAACTTTTACGCCTGTTTTTAAGGCGGTTTTATGTTTTGTTATAATTTCCTTTGCTAGCTGCTGGATAAAAGTTTCTTTATTAGCCAAAAGGAATTCTGTTTTGTTTATACGGCTATTTTTTACGCTATTGAAAGCACCCCGCCCCGCTGAAAATAAACAGGATGCCGCACAACCTTTGGATGCCTTTGGGCATATGTTTATACCTTTACTGTTCTGGTTATATGGTGAAAGATAAAGAATAAACGTTTTAAGATCGTTTTTCTTTGTTTTGGCGTTGGTATTGCCGTTCGATAATAATTTTTTTGGTATTGTGTACATTTTTTGTCTTTTTATTGTTAGTGATTAGTTAAGGTTAAAGCTTGCCACAAATGGCAGTAAGTAAATAATAGCACTATAAATTCCACCCATTAAAAAGGCTAGAAATAAGGCGTTTAATATTGTTTCTTTGTTTCTCATAATTGATAAATTTAATTTAGTGTTAATTGTTATTTTTACTTTATTAATTTCCCTGGAGCATTTAAATCGATATTTGCACCATCATCATCATATTGCCCAAAATCCCAATTCTGCCAATATTTTATAATTTCTTTTGCGAACGCTTTTGATGATACGCCTATGATGCGATCAGTATCCAAAGAAGCTACAAAGTATTTACATTCTTTTACATCATCCGCTCTGTTGTCTAAAATTTCGAATCTCATAATTGATAAATTTTTGTTAGTGTTAATTATTGGTACAAATGTAAACTAATTTTTCCAACTGCAAAACAAAAATAGCGAAAAAACGCTATTTATATTCATTCTAAATAAGCCTTATATATATAATAGGACTGCAACAAATTAGCGTTAAAACGCTGAAGTACTATGCACGCATAGTATATGGAAAAAAGAAACCCCCGACTAAGGGGGGTATTGAATTCACATTTGACCCTATTAGATTCACAAGGGTATTAAATTCACAAGGGGGTATTGAATTCACATTTATATTGCGTTGTCTATCTTCCCTATAAGATATCTAGCCTCTGATCGCTCTAGTGTTATCTCTATAGGCTTTGAGTTCGGATAGGTTATGCTCAAAGAGTAGTAGTCTTCTCTGCTGGTTTCTTTTACCTCTACGTTGAAATCTTCTGGTTGGTTCATAATTTATAATTCTAATTTATCTTCTAGTTCATACATCCACTTCTTATGGTCTGGCAACGCTACTTCTCCATTATCTAAAAGACCTTCCAATGTCTTTATGTGGTGTGTAACTAAGCTCGACATAAGAGCCACTTCTTTCTCTGTGTAGTAGTTTGCATACACATCATCTCCGTAACTATTCTTCTTTGTTCTCATATGGTATCTTTCTAAATACTGTTTTTGATCTCTTATTCTCTATTGGAAATCCTGTTATAGGATTGTAAGCATAATGCCAGAAATCACTAGGCATTGGAGGCGAATCTTTTGCACCTCTAGTTTCTTCGTTCATATTTCATCAAAATTATACTTCTCGCCTTCTATCTTAATCCAATTTAAGCGGTCTGTCTTAATAGTTCTGTAACCATTGGCGTTCATATCCCATACAATGATATTGTGAGCCTTACGTCTATCGTATTGCAGCCCTACGCCCTTTAGATCTTTCTGTACGCCTACCCTGCAGGACATTGTACGTTCTGTTCCGTCAGCCTTAGTAAAGTTAGCTGAAAAGATTTTGCCTGTTGATACTAGGCTGTCGATAATTTGAAATAGTAATTTGTTCATTGTGTTTCCTTTTTTTCTTTAAGTTATATGCTGATATAACATTATGTTTTATCAATATATATGTTTAACTAGGTGCAATATATAACCTTTTTTCGAACTACCAAAATAATTGAAACAAAAAACCCCCAGAAGACAAAAACTAGGGGTTTAATGATAATTAACCAAAATTAAATCTATGAAACAAAATTTATTACTCAAATATAAAAATATATCTCAACATACCAAAACTTTTTTTACTTTATTACATACATCCCTTTTGGATTTGTTCTTAGCAATAGATACTCTATAGCATAACGCATAGAATCTACACCGTGATTATAGGCATCTCTAGGCTTTACACCCCTGACATCCCATACATAGTTGTTAAATTCTTTGACTAGGTTTTCGCCATCTAAGTTTATATTGTAGTCCTGCATAAGAGCTATACCTGCTAGGATTGACCCTTTCTTCTTTACTGTTGGCGTTACATTAAGACCCCTAGAATTGAGTTCAGCGATAAGCCTAGGCTCACTACTATCGCAGACTATTAGCTGCTTACCTGCGTGCCTTTGGCATAGGTCGAATATGTTGGAGGTCACTAGACCCTTCTTATAGAACATCTCCTTAACCCAAATTATTTTACGCTGCTTATCTATAGATACCTTAGTAAGTACGCTCTCATCCCTACTGAATCCAATATCTAATCCGTAACAGGTTAGTTGCATCTCATCATTAAACCTACCCATCTGCCAGTCATCGAATACTACACCTTCAGCCTTCTGTAGCCATCCACCTAGAATCTGGTGCTTATACTTATCTGGTCTACGTATCTTCATATCCTTAACCTGATTCACAAAAGATTCCGATAAATTCTCTATGTTATCTCTGTAGTCAGTATGTATGTAGGTGACGTTATCCTGTGTGCCGTTGAATCCATCTGGAATACCTCTGTTCTGGAAGAACCTCTGGTATATCCAATGCTCCTTAGTAGTGGGGTTTAGGATTAACAGGACTCGGTTTCTTACCCCTCTAGCCCGTATAGAATAGTCAATCTTATCGAAGCTCTCTTCATCTAGCAGCTCCTCTGCTTCATCTAGTACGAAAGTATTTATTCCGCTAATAGATTTAAGTTTGGCGGTCTGGTCACCAGAAGCTGTCTTAATACCTGAGAAGTAAATGAAGCTATCTGTATGCTTATTCCTTATATCGTTCTTTGTTATAGTGAAGCTGTCCTGTGCGCCCATCATCTCAATCTTATCGTTAAATTCAGGGATAATAGACATAGAAGCAGAACTCATAGTATATCGAGTAAACAGTATACCATTGCCTTCTTCATAAGTTAGTAGATTAAGAAAAAGGGTTGCGGCATATGATTTACCAGAACCCCTTCCTCCTGTGATTACAAAGTACCTACTGTCGCTGTTAAAAAGGGATTGATATTTGGGATGAAGTTGTATGCTTTGCATTCTTATATTTTTTTATTATACGACGTAAAGTATGCTGGGAAATATTGTACTTTTGACAGGTTTTCTTTTGACCGAAAACCAAATAGTAGTTGTGTATCTCACTATACAATAATTTATATGTTCCTCTCTTTACTTGTCCATCATTATCCAGCCTATCTCTTGCATTATCTTTTGCGGTTCCAAGATAAAGGTTTTTAACTGAATTGTCTGTACTTATGTCGTTTTTATGAAGCACCCACAGTTTTTCAGTAAACAATCTATCACCTACTCTACAGAACATAACAAAACGATGTACTAAAATCGGTCTAGGTATTCCCCCTAGTATATAGGTAAATTTACTGTAGCCTTCTGCTGAAATATGACACTTTTTGATGCTTCCATCTGGTTTTATAACTGTTCCATCATCGTCACATCGATAACCTTTTTGAAAGGCATCAATTATTGCTCTGTTCGATATGCTCATTTTTTTCTCCATCTTCCTTTGGTTTAAGTTCTGTTACTAGTCTTTCTAGTGTTTCAATTTTCTCTAGGCATAGAACTACTATCATCTCCAGTCGTTCTATTTTGTTCTTCATTTCTATTAGCTTCGATTCTTTCATCTTTAACTTCTTTATGGGTTATATCTATTGGCTTTGGTTGGGCGAAATCAATCACAGGTATATTTACTTTAGTGGTAACATCTATCTGTTGCATCTCTTTAGGTTTACCATACCTGTAATTCATTAGATAGTCCCAATGCTTAGACGAACCTCCCTTAGCTAACTTAGCTACCTCGATCCACATCTTCTCTTCGCTACCGAATGTCTTCCTTAGTGCAGAAAGGGTAAGCCTGTTCATATCCTTATCAGCTACCTTTCTAGGTCTACCCTGTCCTCTGGAGACACCTTTAACTGCACCATTATTCTTTCTACCGTCTACCTTTTTTGGCTTATCTTCTTCCATATTATTTATCTGTATATAACATTACTAACAATATAACTCCGCCTATTATGTAAAACATATCTATTCTTTTATCAATTCTAATTCAGCTATAAAATTCTTAGCGGCAGAAATGCTTTGCTTCTTTAGTATCAAACCTTTCAGATGTTGTAGCCTAACGTTTGCTTTAATATACTTCTCTCTGTATTCTCCTGAATTTTCAACCTCATCATTGGCTTTATCTAACATAGACTGCAAAAGAGCGTTCTGACCGAGTAACTGAAGGTAGCTCTTATTCTTAGCTTTCTCATCTTTCAAAGCCTTTTTTATTGGCTTTACCTCACTCAATACTTTATTGTATGTCCGAATGTAAAACTTCTCTGACCAAAATTCTAAATTACTAAACACATTCTTAATCGAATGCAGGACAGTTGCGTGATTCTGATCCAATGTCTTTCCTATCTCATCCAAACTAAGATTGGTAACCTCTCTGCATATTCCGTAATATAACGCCCTAGCATAAACGTGATCCCTACGCCTTAAGTGTCTTCCATTAGCTGTTCTCTGATCTAGGTCGATCTGTAATTCTTCTTCTATTCTACTCCGTATCTCCTTTGTTAACATATAATAGTTTTTTATAATCTTTATAAGCCTCTGCTATCCCTTGACAGCATTCGTAATGTTCTATCTCTTCGTAGTACTTCCTTAGCACTCCTAAATCTTCTTCCTCTAGCACTCCAGTTGTAAGTGATATTAATATATCTTTATAGCACTCATCTTTATCTGTATAAATCATAATATATCTTCTACATAGAACGGCTCAAACTCCGTCTCACCCTCTGATATTCTCCTGTAGTTATATATACCCTGCTCAACAATTTCCTTTCCAGATAAGTAAAACCCTTCAGATACACTAAAGAATCCGAACTCACCTGTCGACTTATCTATGGCGATGAAAACAAAGTTGTCATATGTAATGTTGAATAGGCTGCAATAGATATATACCTGTGCTGCATAACCAAACTTCCTAGCATCACTCTTAAACCATTTAAGACTTTGACAGGTCTTTAAGTCTGCAATGTAACCATCACCTAGTATGTCTGCCTTAGCCCTAAAGCATAAGCCATCTATATAACCTACAGCAGGAACTTCAGGCGTGGACTTCTCCAGTATATCTTTTATCTTAGAACAGGATAAGAATGTTTCAGCTAGTTCCTCAACCTTCTCTTTATCCTTCTGAAGGAAAACCCTATCATTTTCTGCTAAGGCTTCTTTCCAAACCTTCCCAGCTCTTTTGTCCACATCAACAAACACCTGCTTTTTATACACATCTGGTTCTAGAACATACCAATGGAATAACGAACCAAAATCAAATGCAGATTTATGTCCGCTATCACCACCAATACTGTTAATATACTTTAGTGGGTCTTTCGACAAAAGTTTTATTGAAGAAGATGATAGACTGTTCTCTCCCATATAACCAAAGTAGAATGGGTCGTCCTTCATCTTTTCCAGAAGTTCACTTTCTCGCCAAGCCTTACCATCTAAAGTAAATATCATAATCTATTTTTTATCGTAGTACCGCTCTGTATATTTAGGCAAGTACCTGTTATACTCTTCTTCTTCTAGCCATTTGTGGTAGACTCTAGCTTCTTCTCCTAGAATGTCCTCAAACTGTAATTTCTCGAATTCTCTTTTAGTTGCTCCCATCTTAAATGTTTTTTATTAAGTACTTAATTACTCGTTCGGTCTTATTCAGTAGGAATGATAGTGGGTACTCAATAGAGACGTACAATACCATAAGTATAGTCTCAATGATGTAGAACAAAAAGAGCAACACAAGAGCCATTGCTAGTTTGAACGGTTTTAGAATTGTTAATAATATCTTCATAATGTTTTCCTTTGCATCAAAGATAAACAAAATTTTAATACTACCAAATTATTTTTTAGGATTGAAGTTATCTTTCCACACAGTTTGACATACTGCAAAACGCTGATCCCTATCTGGGTACTCGCTAATCAGCTTTGCATTGTTCATACATCTGCGGTTAAATTCCTTCTGCTCCTCGTACTTCTTAGGTTGCATCTTAATTGGCATTGTTCATTAGTTTTAGTAGTTTTTCGCAATATAGCGTAGCATCCATCATCTCCTCCTGTAGGTGTCTGATAAATGCAATTGTGTCTTCTTTAGACTCCTCTAAGGTTGTCCCGTACTTATTTATACCAACCTTACTTCTGTTGTTGTACTTACGTATAACATTCTGTACAATACTGTCAACCTGCTCTGTTTCTATTGGCGAGCTGGATGAAGCATTCTCAAAATACTTTGTTACTGAATCACTCATAATTTATCTGCTTTTGTTATCGATAAGAACCCTACCTGCTTTTCTACCCTATTGGCGTCATTGAAGTGGGTTGTCTTTCTTAGTCTCATAGATTGCCACCTAGGTCTAAACGTCTTTAGGTTGAATCTAAATACACCCTCTGGTGTTGAATTAATATACATAGGTATCTCAAATGTACCCCTACATTTATCTAACATAGCCTTGTGCTTCTTATTCTCGATCATCAACTTATCATAATGAGATGTACGACACTTAAGCTCTATTCTATGACTAGCTGTAGCTGAATAACAGTCCCACCTGCTAGTCGGGTCACTAGCCTTAACTAAGTCAGGGTAGTAATTTTCTTTCAGGTAGTTAAACAAATCCTCTTCTTTCCAGTTTCTCATTTGTATTTTCTATACACCTTCTCTAACTTTTTGAGAATGCTGTTAACGAAACAGGGAGCGCAACTGGTTCCTTTTACATTGTCATTGAAGACCCTGTTATATATATTCACTAAGCTCTTCTGCTGCTCTGATGTTATAGTAGCTCTTCTTTCGCCAAAGAAATTAGCAAGGTAGTCATACTCATCTTCCGTTAGGCAATTGGGCTTCTCATAAGGAAACATTCGATTTAGAAGCTCCTTACGACTATCACAGCCGCAGTCTTCGCCTAAGATGAACTTAGCCACCTTAGCCACCCCTGTCTTCTCTAGCACCTTCTCAACGGTGTCTCCTAGACCTTTACTTTCTTTTTCTTGTTTAGCCTTCCAATCTCGGTAGGCTCTTGTGCGCTTATCGCCTTTAAATTCTTCCATATTATTTTCTATATTTATCCTGTTTAGCCTCTAAGTACTCTTTCCATTCTTTCTCAAAAGCGTTCCTTACTTTTGTCTTTCCATTCTTCAAAGTTCCGAATATAGAGCTTAAACTTATCCTAGTCACAGAAGATATTGCCCTCATACTAAGTTGCTTCTTAAAATGTATTTCCCATAGTTTCTTATCATACCAGTACCAGCTATTGACCATCTCTTCTATTCCGCCAATTAGATTCTCAAAGCTATCTTCGTACTCATATGTATTCATTAAGCTATTAGTTCCAGCGTTTGAATTATTTAAGTCGGCATCTACCTTCCATTTGTGTACCTTAGATAGGAATAAATTCCTAAGCGTAACGTAAACATAGAAACTATTGAGCTCCTTCTCGTTATACATAATCCTTTCTGGATCATCTATGTATTTCACTAGTCGAACGTACATCGACTGTACCAGCTCATTAGCCTCATCTTCATTGCATCCAAATGACCTAGCCATATGAATCCAATCTATATGCTTTTCAGCAAGCCTATCAATTAATCGTTCCACCAATGAAATGATATTCCGAATATACCGATAAAAACCTGTATCATATATTCTGGTGATAAATCTTCTGGATGCGGATCATCTTCAGGTAGCATATGAGTGTCCCAATAATTCACTCCGAATGTCATCCCATAAATAGGGAATATTTTTACGTGCATATTACGTTGTTTTAAATTGTTTTATTGTTGCAACAATCCTAGCGTCCTCTTTATCAACACCTCCGAACAAAGAAGTAATCTTTACTACTGTATCTGTATCGTCAGTCTCAATGCATCCATATTCAACTAGAGCATCCTGAAAGAACTTATCAGCTACAGCTATTACATTCATTAAGTCTCTTTTTCTTTTGTCTGGCGCATAGTATACGTATTCTATCTCAATCTCACCTAAAATAGAAAAGTCGAGGTTTCCCCCGACTTGCTCCTTAAACGTCTTCTTTATATTGTTACTTACCTGAAAGTGCCAATTACGGTACTGGTTAAGATTAAGATACCTCTTCTTCTTACCAGATTTGATCCAGATCGGTAACGTTACTTTTATGTCCTGTACGTAACTCATCTACTTTAGTGAATGGCGTCTTGCCATTAAAATAATACCTTTGCTCTTTCATACTAAATGTTATCTCGTTTATCTCCTGTGGAATACCGACTAATTTCTGTTTCTTAATCTTCTGTGACCCAAAGGTAACTAAAGTCGAGCTAAATTCCAAAGCCCTGTCTGGTCGCCATATAAACATCACATTGTCAGCCTTATCAGCAAAAGTACCCCCACCCTTTATTCTATTGACGTCAGGCTTAATATAACGACCTTCTTCAGTCTTTGTTGGCGTAACCTGATGCGCCACTAAATGTACTGATATTTTCTGATCTAAGGCAAAACGCTTTAGCTCTGACATAAACCTAGAGATGTATAAATCCTCTCTTTCGCCAGAACGTAACTTATGCTGAATCGTATTGTATGGGTCAATGATTAAACTCCTGATACCTTTAGTTTTTACTAGATACTTTGCTCTTTCGAATATACTGCTTAGTTCAAAGTTCTTCTTAGGATAAATGATATAGAAATGCTTATTCACAAAATCCATAGCCTCTTTATACTCCTTTTTACTCATCTGTATATTCTTGTGATGAGGGTCTGCTGAACGACCAACATACATCTCAATAATATCGTTAAAGAAGTCATTGATGGGCATATTCTCTGGGCTAAATACAGCAAACTTCCATCCATCCATAGCAGCCTTAAGGGTCGCCAATTGGTTAAGGAATAATGTCTTTCCTTCGTTCTGATAGCCTGTCCAAATATTCACCTCACCATTTCTCCACGTCCACGCCTTATCAACTTCTGGAATGTAAGTTGTCGTTCCTCTCTCCTGACCATTGTGAAATCCATCGATCATAGATTCAGCTACATCATCTACACAAAAAACACCCTCTATCTTAGGGCTAGAAGCTATTTTAAGGCGTTTCTGGAGACTTTCTACTCCTTCGGCTACTAGAACCTCATTTGCATCCTTAAACGGCTTTAAATCGACTAATAAGCATTTCTCTGCTCCAAACCGTCTAACCAACTCTTCCTGTAGGTTTCTACCGTTCTCATCTTCATCGGTAGCAATGTATATTCTTTTAGCTTCTTCAAACACATCATAGCAGTTGCTTATGCACTCTAGCTTCTTATCTACGTTTTTATCATTACTGTTTGGCGCACCCATATTCACAGAAGTATGGTATGTTA